TTTACAGTTCCACCATTAACCGTTAATGTATTATAATCTGTTACACCAGGAGTAGCTAAAATTAAACTTCCTATAACAGCATTACTAACATAATTTTGCTTGAATGCAATTCCTTTTAAATAATTTATAATTGATGTTGTAACTGACGCTAGAATTTGCGCTTGCGTATATGCAGTATTTCTTGTTACATTGACACTTATATTAATGGGTAATGCACTTGCACTCTCATATGTTACAGTTGCCCCTATTGGTCTTTGCACTTCAATATACGCACTTAAGGCTGTTAGTAATGGAGTTGAAAGAGGTTGCATATTGCTATCTACAGCACAAACTTTGACTGTTCCATTACCATTCCATAGCGGGAACACTATAGCAGCGCCTATACCAGCTACACTTAATGCCCATTGCTGATAGTGAACTGAATTACCACTTGTACTTGGGGTTTGAACTTGTAGTAATAGTCTTGCAAGTAATGCAATATCTGTTTCATCATCTGTTCCTCCAGCGGATGGATTAGCATTTGTAACTCCCGTAATTCCACTTATTGCAGTTGGTATTTGAATAATTGTATTTGAAGGCACGTTATAAACTGAACCAATATTTACAGCCTGTATATTTACTATAGCAACTCCACCCGTAATAACTCCAACTGTAGTAGTAGCATATTGTAAGGCACCAGTTGTTTGAATTATTGAGCCTATAGGGATAGGAGTTGTTTCTGCCCCTGTAAATGTCGCTTGATTTATACTGAATAAACCACTCTTTGGTATTACACCAAATTCAGCACACCTCAACTTTAATTGTGCTGAGTACCCATTAGCTGCAGCACTTTGAGCAAAAACCATATTAAGTACTTCATCTAAATTTATTTCCTGTTGTGCTATTTCTTGACTTACTGGCGAAATAGCATCATTAATTAAAGAACCCTCAGATGTATCAACATCTGAGGGAACATTGCTTATCATCCTATTTAAAATAACACTACCATCTTCGCTATACACTTATACTCATCTCCCCATAGACAGTCACTACTGTAAAATCTACATTTGCTTTACTGCCTTCAACACTTATGCTAATATCCTTAATACTTTCAATATAAGGATTTATTAATAATGCTTCTTTCAGATTTCTTTCTAACTCGCTTTTTAAAGCTTCATTTGAGAGCCCTTGACTAATTAAATCCTCTAATTCATTTCCATAATTCCAGCTATAGGCTAAGTATCTATATCGTGGAGTTTGCAAGGCTTTCCATATCCAAACCTTTACTGCTTCTAACCCTGTAACTATAATATTTTTACCATTAGTTAATAGAAAATCATTATTTATATAATCCCATGCATATGTTTTTAAGATTGGTAAATCTGTTGTAGACTGCACTATTGCATCTATTACACTACTGACTGTTTCAACTGGAAATATACTCATAGACTCACCACCCTCGATAACACTATATAAGTTTGATTATCTTCGGTTGAAAGCATTACAACAACATCATCTTTTATAAGTCCTACTGTTAAATCAATAGTACCTTTTGTAATACCTAATTTGCTTATTGAATGTGTATGAGAGCCATGATCCCCAATATTTTCAGAACTCATAACACCAGTACCATCTGTTAGTGCCATGCTGAAATCCATTTTATAATCTTTTAACAAATAATCTGCAACTAAGATATCATCTTTGTTTATTTGTAAATCTCCTACCTTAATAGTTAATGGATCACCTGAAATAACTACACCTATTTGAATAGAAGAAGGATTATTTTTCATTCCCTGAACTCGCATATGTTCTAAAATTCCACTATACGGATCTTTCATATTATCACTCCTTACTATCCATTATATTTTCAAAACTTAAATTTAAACTCATTGTATATTTTCCTGTTGCTATTTCCCATGTATGTGTATCACCATCTATATACATTAGAGCATTTTGTAAATTACTCAGGTAAAATACTTTAGTATTAACAGCATAACCAGTTCTACAATCCCAATTTCCTATAATGTTATTTATAGTTGGAATTTGGTCTATTCCATGGAGTATTCCTTTAGCAACTGTAGTGGCATCTTTACCAGTTTCCTTAGTATAATTGTCCTGGAGTAATCCATAATTATCCTTACTACTATCATTGCTAACTGCATTTACATACTTATTTGTAGCATCATAAATTTTAACCTCATTAATCATATTATCTAACGTATCTTGATAATCTACATCCCCAATATTATTGCCTATGCCATCAAGTTGTGATGTTAAAGTATAATTAATAACTACCTTCCCTTTTTCTATTATATTAAGTTTAAGCCCGTCCATAACAAGTATATATTTTTTACCATTTATTTTACTTGCTTGTGTATAAATTTGCATTATTGCATCATAACCAGTTTGTTGAGATATAATTCTGCTTACCTTAATTCCTGTATTTGCAAATGCTCCTACTGATATCCCAAGTTCACCACATATCTTTGTTGCAGCATCTTCTGGTGTAATATTTTTAAAATTATATGTTACTTTAGACTTTGTAAGATAAATCAAGTAATCGTATGCTATAAAAGTTAAGTCTTCTGATAAAGACTTTACTCCTCTTGTCCACACTATACCTCTAAAAATTTCTTCTCCATCCTTTAACATCCATACTTTTGTGCCTGGTCCTACTTGGGTTCTTGGCTGGTTTCTATCCCAAATAGGATATGCTAAAGTAATATCTATTTTTCTTGCAACCTGTGATTTATCACCTGAATTAGTTATAGCCTTTAGTACATTGGTTATATCTGTGGTAACTCCATTATAAAGAGCATAAAGTTCAATCATAATTGTAGCACCTGCCCCACCTTTATCGAGCTAGGGTTTTTAAGTTTATTTTTTGTTACTATAGTAGTATATTTTGAACTATCACCATATTGTTTTTTAGCTATTAATGATAAAGTGTCCCCAGCTTTCACTGTATAAGTCTTTGCTATTACTTTAGTTATCCTTTGTGCTAATGCTGATTTTGGAGTGGTATTAGAAACTGAAAAAGATGATGTAGTTGCTAGAATTATTCTTTTATATTCTTTTAATTCTAAACTAAAATATATATCACCTGTTCCATCTTGCTCTCCATATTCAAAGCTTTCTATTGTACATTCTATATTTATAACGTTTGTAACTATATATCTTATTGGATTACCACTAGCTATCCATTTTTCAATTAAGTCTATAAATTCTTTCGTCGTTGGGAATGTACTATATTGGCAAAATCCATAAACTTGATTAGGAAAAAAAGTTTGTATTATCGGTATTTCTGCAAGTTTAGGTTTTCCAATAAAACTTACTTCTCCAATACCTTCGACAACAATAACACTATTATTTAATGATTTCTTAATTGAATAATCTGGAGGAGGCACCGGGAGTTGTAATTTTTCATTATTTTGTATTAACCAAAATTCCATATTAGTACCTCCTTTAAGCCATATTAGTTGCAGTTTGATCTAATTTCTTAACTATATGAGTTGCAATAGAATCCGCATATTGTTCATTCCCTATAACATTACCTTGAATGATTACATATACATTAGTTTGACCTTTATTCCCTAACGCTTTTCTTGTTTTGTCTGCGGTAGTTACTGATTCTCCACCTTTAAAGTTAAGTATTTCAGGACCTTCTTCTCCAACTAGATGTTCTCCTGGAGTTGCATACGGAGTTCCTGTTGCATATCCGAATTTACTAAGAGGATTTTTACTCGCCTTAGTAAGCGGATCACTTGCTATTTTATCTGCGGTACTTATATATTTTGTAGTTACAGTTGAACTTTTATCTGTAACTTTAGTACCATTCCACTGTGTTAACCAGTTCCATGCTTTCTCTATCCATGTGCATATCTCTTTCCAATGAGTTACTACAACATATATAGCAGCTCCTAGTAATACTAACCCTGCTATTACAAGTACAATAGGATTAGCAGCCATTACCGCATTAAATAATCCTTGTGCAACTATAACTATGTCTAGAGCTGTTGCCGAACTTATTAGCCCTAATTTTTGTGCTATAAGTAGAACTGTTTGTCCCGCTATAGCTGCAGCACTTAACCAACATTTTGCAGTAAATTCAAGGATAGATACAATCATCTTTTCTGTAGTTATCGCAGCATTTGCTATCATTGCAGCGCTTGAAGTATATAATGAAGATACAAATCCTATTAATAATTTAGTACCTGCAATTCCGGCTTGAACTCCAACCTTTATTAGTGCTGGTAAAAATACAGTGCCTAGCACAAGTGAAACTCCACCTATAACTGCCTCATTGTCTTTTAAAACTTTCTTAAAATCTTCAAAAGCTTTTTTTATTTTGCCCCAATGTGTTACAACTAAAATTGCTGCAATAACTAATGCTGCCAATACAATTACAACTAAATTCCCTGGCATAACAAGCCATTTCAAAACCCCACCAGCTGTAGTAATTGACCTTGATAATTTAGTAAAACCTGTAACTATATCCCCAATACTATGTGTTAATTTACCAATTATTAGAATAGCTGGACCCACTGCTGCCGCAATTAAAGCAAATTTAAGAATAGACTTTTTAGTGGCTTCATCTAAATTAGCAAATGATTTAATCATCTCTGTAATTTTTTTAACTGTTGGTGTTAATACAGGCAATATATCTTGTCCAAACACAATGCCAAGTGCATGAATTGATTGCTTTAATTCATTAAATTTATTTACATCTGTATTTTTCATACTATCTGCTAAATGCTTAACTTCACCTGTTGCATTATTTGCTTTTGAAGCAAGTGTGCCTAGATAATCTCCACCTTTGTGTAAAAGGATATTCCAACTCGCTAATGATTCTTTTCCAAATATAGTTGCTATAGCCGCCTGCTTTTGCTGAGTAGTCCAACCTTGCGTCTTCGCTTCCATCTCAGTCAATATTGTAGAAAGATTTTTCATGTTTCCTTTAGCATCAAAAGCGGTAAAATGCATCTCCTTTAATGCTGCTGTCATTTTCTTAGTAGGCTTTGTGAGATTTACAAACCCTGCTTTCAATGAAGTTGCTGCACTTTCTGCATCAATACCATTAGATTGTAGTATACCTATCGCAACTGCTGTTTGTTCCATAGGTTGTTTTAATGCATTTGCCGTAGCTCCAACTGTACTAAATGCATCGCCAAGTGATGTAATACTTGCTTTTGTATGATTTGCAATATAAGCAAATGTATCTGCCATATGTGTCATATTTTTAGTCGTTATAGC